CTTGCCCTTGGGAAACAAATAGTATGCATCCACAAGAGTTTTATAACAGGAGTGAGTTTTATTATACCGAAGGCAGTATTCATCAGACAAATTCAATCCCCACTTGATTAACCAATATGCATTGTGGATACTTTCCAGTGCCCACTTGGTGCAGGGATGATTGCGGAATGCTCCTTTGTCGGTCTTGTAAGGCGTTCCATCTGCCTTAGGGAGAGTGCCATATCCATATCCCCACTTGTCGGAAGCAACGATAGAAAGCATCTGACAGCATTCTAAGGGCATCTTGACGATGTGTTTGTCGGGAAGGCAAATGGCACTCTCAGCGGGCCAAGGAGAAGTTACGAAGATGTTCATCCAAATGTTGAATCAGGTTCCATAGCAATATGATAAGTCACATTGAATCCAGTATTCTTGAATCGTGACAAAAGTTTAGAAGAAATCACAACCTCATAATTTCCAGGGATAATCTTGATGTTTTCTACCTTGAAGTTGAAAGTGAATACTTCATCAGTTTCACCAACAACTACAGAAAAATCATTGGATGTATCGTTCTTCTTATCACGAACAACCAATTTAACCACACCCGCTTCACCAACCACAGAAAGATCAGGAAGTTGATACACTGCTGCTGCCTTCAAGAGTTTATCAAGTTCTTTAGTATCAAGAAGGAAACATACATCTTCACTTGGAAGGATAATATCTTTGTCTGGAGGAGTAACAATTACGTTAGGATCGGCAAAGAAATATTTTGAACGAGACTTTCCCTCTTTGATTACGACATAGTTATCATTCTGAAAATCTAGTTCGGCATTTTGATGAAGATTCAGACCATTCAAAAACTGATTAAGATCATAAATACCGAAATCTTTAGGAAGATCTTCTTCGATTGTTGCCTCTGCAAGGATATTCTTCATTACAGAAATAGTGCGAAGAGAATTCCCTTGCTTGAACAAAATGGATTGATTGATAGAAGAAAAGTTCTTCAGAAGGGTCAGAGTTTTATCAGAAAGTTTCATCACTTATTTTCAACAAGGTTAAGGTGATTAATCAGAAGGATTGTATAATGCAAGACTTTAAAAAGATCAGCACGAGGGGTTCCCTTTGTATCATACCGATCAATATATTTGGTTACATTTCCCGCACAAAATCCTTCACGACGATTGTGCTTAATCTTGTCAAGTGTTTGTTCTGTTCCACCACCTGTTCTATCAACATAATGTTGGCTATATGTGCTTGCAATATATTCTTCAAGTTGTTTCAGGATTTTGTCTTCATTATATTTCCAAAATCCGTTTTTATTTGTATCTTCGGGCATAGTAAAATTAAAAGTAACAGTATCAGGAGAAGAACAAGGATTGCCAATCAAACTAATTCCATCGTAACTCCAGAAGTCTTGAGATCCACCGTAACTAATAGTGTCGGATCCAGTAGAACTAGAAATTACAGTAAAATTGTTTGAAGTTGGAATTGAATTTTCGTAAGTGCTTTCAAAATTTTCAGGCATTGTGTTTCATAGTAAAGGACAAAAAGAGGAGGCACTTTTTACCTCCCCATATTCTATCAGTTTGCTTGCTTCTCGTCAAGATCGTAAGTCACATACTCACCTTCAACAGGCATACGGAAGTCCGCATCAACTTTGTCATAGAGTTCCAAAAATGCTTGCTTGGTTTCATCGTCAAAACGGTTCACGCACACTTGGATTGCCTTTGCCTTATCACCAAAGATACTGAAAGCACGAACAACATGAACCAAGCGGCGAGTGCTGATGATTTCCTCAATACCACCATCATAAAAAGTCTTGCGGATAATGTCTGCCCAATCCACAAGGCGCTTGCAGAAATCACGGTCTTCTACGCCAAGGTCCAGAGAGATGCCTTCCAGGATCTTTTGCTCGGTTGCAGGAGCTGGATAGGACTGCTCAAAGGTCACAGGGAAACGCTCTAGAAACGCCTCGTTGAGCACGTTGGTGCCGATAAAGCGACCGTCATCAGAACCCTTACCCTTAGTGTTTGCGGTGGCAAATACGTTGAATCCAGCGGCAGGTTTCACAAAGCGACCAATTTTTTTCAAGAATACACCTTTACCTTCCAGAACAGATTGCAGACACAGAATCTTGTTGGAAGCAAGGTCAATCTCATCTAGAAGCAGAATAGCACCACGCTCAAGTGCTTCAATCACGGGACCATTGTGCCAAGCAGTTTCACCATTCACCAGACGGAAACCACCGATCAGATCATCCTCATCAGTTTCGATAGTAATATTTACACGAATCAATTCACGCTTAAGTTGAGCACAAGCTTGCTCCACCGAGAACGTTTTACCATTACCCGAAAGACCCGTAATGAACGTAGGATAAAAGAGACTGGACTGAATAATGCGTTTAATATCGTTAAAGTTACCAAACTTGACGAAGGTATCATCTTTATCAGGAATCAGATTTTGTTCTACAGGAGGAACCACAGCGGGTGATTGGAAAGTGCGTTCGATTTCTTCTACTTTTTGTTGAGTCACTTCAAGGTTCCATTTACCACGACTAATTTTATACTGAGAAAGTTTGTTTGTTACAGTCTGATAATTAGACTCATTCATGTTACACCAAGCACGAATGTCAGCACCAGTCACATTATTTCCATAAAGTGCCTGAAGAGAAGTGCGGATGTAATCGGAAGAGAGTGTCATAGTTTGGGCGATTTGCTTTGTTTCAACCCTGTTATTATAGGGCAAAAAGGGGGGATCCAAACCCCCCAGTGGTCAGTTCGCCAACTGGATCCCCACTAATCTTTCTCTGATTTATTCCCCCAGTTGGAAGCACCAACTTTACGGCATTTAACTAGTGCGCCAGATGCATATGCACTAGGCCATACTTTATATCTAGATTTTACTTTTTTATAACAAGCATCCTTTTCCCCAGCCTCTTCCTGGGTAACTATCTTTGCTGCACCAGATCTGTTTGGATTTGGATCTTCTTTACGTTTTTTAGCAGATCTCTTATTTCTTTCATCCTTATCCATTGCTGCACGATCGTCAGCATCTCTACAATAAGGTTTGGTAGTTTGTCCAGGCTGCTTAGCACAAGGTTTCCCATCATACTTACCGCCAGCCTGAACCCAACCACCACCCTTAAACCAGTCCCTCAAAGAGTATCCAGGATCTTTCGCAGATTTATTATCAATTTTTTCAGTAAGTTCAATAAACTCTTTAAAAGTTCTCATATACTTTTTTAAATATTTAGACTACAAGAGAAATAAACTCACCAAGAACTTTCTTATTTAATTTTTTGGTTTTCAAAGACTTGACAAAAGCAGATTTGATCTGAGATTTGGTAGCATCTTCTGCAACTTCAAACTCAGTATCCTGAGCAAGTGCAGTTGCTGACATTCCAAGGTAAGCATCATAACCAGAGTTGGTGATAATGAAACTCCGCAGTTTCTTCCAGTCATTCTGAATTTTCTCATACTGTTTATCAAGTTGAGAATGATAGAGACTGATAAACCGCTGAGCATTCCTACTTTCAAGAACACGAATACCAATAAAGTTTGTAGAAGAAAACTTATCCTTCAAATTTCGAAGAAGGGTATCGGTGAAAGCATGGTATCCATGGTCAATCTTATAGGTAGTTCCAAGTTTGCGATCACGAAGAAATGTATTATGCGGATAAACATATCCAGTACCAAGAACTGGTTTATCGGAATATGAACGACGCACTTCCTTATGATAAACAAGTTGATTTGCTTCACCATCAGTCAAAATAATACACTGAACTTTCTGGAGTTTATTTTCTTTTTGAAACTTAGGAAGAATTTCATGGAGAGAAATCAGTGCCTCATTTAGAGGAGTTCCAGAAAGACATAGACGATTGGGATAAGTGTAAGGAGATTGATATTGCCTTGACCCTGCAAAACAATATGCAAGACGCCAAATGTTTAGAAGTTGATGTTCCAGTTCTTTACCAGAAACTTTACTGGTAAGAATATTCATCATAGAGAAAGTTTCATCTACAACTAAAAGACTTTCTTTCTTCTGATAATGGGGAATACGATCAGCAGCAATATAACGATCCTTTTCATAATCATACTCACCGCGACGCCATTCATTTGTAAAAGCATAGACTTCAAAAGGAATGGAAACTTTCTTACAAAACCAAACAAGATTGAAGAGTTGCTTACAAGTATCGAGCATCACATCGGACATAGAACCACTCCAATCCAATACAAACACTAGACCATGATTCTTTCCATCAGGAATCACAGAAACTTTCTTAAACAAGTCTTCATTGTATTTGTAGGTATGAAGACGAGCAGTATCAAGAACACCA